ATGCTAAGGCGTGCATTCCCTCAGAGGTTACACCTCTCCCACTATTCCGATTTGAATAGGGCCACCAGCGTATCTTCCCAGATACGCTGGCTACTGAGCGTTAGCTCAGTACGCCCAAGACTATCTTCTATAAGGAATTCTGGCTTCTCAGCAGGCCAGTAGTCCCAATAGGGAATGGTTTTGGTGACGATTTTGTACCGGGGTCGCGCACCGACTCTGTCTCTTATGGAGGCAGACAAGGACCAATCGTGTTTCCACGGCGAGTCGTCAGTTTTAGTATACGCGAAGTCCCGTCGTCGTATATAGCCCCCTAGAATAGCCAATCCGACACCCAAAGGTGAAGTATAGCTAATCCTGGGTTCTTCGCAGTCTGGCTCAGGGACGGTTACCCGTCTACTTATCCTCTTAGCGGCTCGGTATTTAAACCAGTAGTCGCTTGTGAGTTTAGGTCTGGTCAGCTTAAAAGGTACCTTTATACCGGCATCATCTGCCTCGGACGGAGGAACTAGCATGTCGCTAGACCAGCTCCGGAGCCTCGTGATAGTTCGGCATAAAGGAACACCATGATAAGCGGACCAGCGGGCCAGCCTGTTTATCGCGCTATATACTTCCGGAGGAGTCTCTAGGCTTTTGATGTATACACCACGGACGTTAAGTCCGTTGTAGTAATCATGGCCGCAAGACTCGCGGAAAAGTCCTGTATTGAATGATTTACCTTGATTCACCGTAAATCCCAACTTTCCGAGCATTTTGTTGACGAAATCGAAACAGTCCTTACGGACAACGATATCGTCCCCAAACACCGAAAAGTTATGATCACGGCAGTTGAAGGGAATACCCTTTAACTGATAGCAGGACTTAACCACTGACGCGAAGATGACCGTCTGCAACGGGAATGTAAAACCATTTCCCATCGTAGAAATCATCCGGAGCTGCATTTCGGTGCCGTCGGGTAAAACGGCACTAGCGCATCTGCTAGCCATAATTGCTCTTTTCAAGAAAGAGTCCCTTAGGGCAGCATTCAGCATATGCAGACCGATGCTATCGCTAGCACTGACTAAGTCACTAGTTCCGAAAGAACCAGTAACAGAGCCAAGACCAGCGAGCCTCCTGTTGACCTGTGGCTGCGTACTGAGGTTTATACCAAAGTGACGCTGAGCACAGAGCTCGAGGAAATCACGGATAGCCGTCTGAATCAGTAGATTCAGATTCGGTTCCGTGCAGCAAGTTCGCGATATCTCCGCATTCTTCGACGCAAAGAAAATCTTACCCCCTCGTACTTTAGTAAAACCGAATTTTTGGAACCTATGCATTTCTGCATCGGCCCAAAAACCAGTCCCAACTAAAGCAGTCCGATACCAAGTAATCAGGTCCTCTGACGTATAGGAGACTTCACCATCAAATAATTTGGTGGCAAAGTTCTCGGGATTCGCCAGTTGGCTAGCCCCAGGTCCTATCGTCATATGTTCCCTAATGAACTCGAAATCAAAAACGAGACCGGATTGAAACGGATCAAGGGCGCAGTTGAGATTATCTTTAAAATAATCCCAAAAGCAGCTCTCGACTTCGTTCTCGCTCTCAAATACGAATGTATGCTCCGGCAAGGAAAGATTCACTGCTTTGAATTTCTCCAAAGCAGCACTGTCCGCCTTGTCGGTGTTTCCATTCACACAAAGCTTTTTATAGAAGCTACGAGCGAGCTGCCACTTGGCAATAGCAACGTCGGTCATATCAGAAGTGATATAATCGATACTGCTACTGGCCTCAGGGCAGGCTAAATCCTCAAGAAGGTCTTTGAAGAGACTGTCGTAATCACGCATTGTGTCCTCTCAGATGAGTCAAAACAAGCGAAAGCTTGGTTACTGTTACAGAGTACCAGTAACTACCGAATCGCCAAGCGCACTCGAAATCTGCGTAAGCAGACCGATATGCGCCGACAGTGCGGCACGAAGACTCAAAGGGTCCGCCAGATCAGAACCTGCTGGAATATCCAGTTCGGTTTTGATCAGAGCAGTCTTGTAAGACTGCCCAGCAAGCGGAAGGACACCTTTCCGAGTAATCACCTTGTAGGTGTTCATCGGAACTGCGCGAAGTACGCCAGTCACCGGGTTCACGGGAGCCAAGACCTTCAGAGCCTTGGGACGGAACATAGAGAGGGTGAAAGGAGCAGCAACCGAGTGTGCGAGCACACCTGATTGCGTGCCTCCAAGAGCGCTGACGTAATACTGCTTGCCATTGTTGTCGGGGTTTGAATCCGCAGCAATGGTATAAGTAGGAGACGTCAGACCGCTTTGGGTGGCCCCGGAAATCGGGGTGGTAGGAGCGAATGCCATAATGGGCTTTCAAGGTTAGTTAAGTCAGCCAGAGAGCTGACGAGGTGGGACGACGAGCCAAAAGTACAGCTGCCATATTCGCTAACTGTTTGGCCTCCACTGGAATGGTGAAGGTCAACGCAGGAACGTTTAGGGAAGCTGGAAGAGTTCGACTCATGGTCAACTTACGGATCTTTATACTACCCAGACTACCGCTACCGCTACCCGTAGCACCAACAGCAGATATTTTTGAACGGGTGGCACCAGGATCAACATGCATCTCTATCTCGCTAAGAGTGTCTTGAATGACAGTCTTTACGATCCAGGAAATGCTTGTTGTATTGGTGACACTTGCGTTAAGAATATCACTGATGTTGCTAAAGTAGTCAATAAGCCAAGACCAGGGTACTACCTCCCAGAGCGCTGGAATCCAGTTTGCATGATTAAAACCAAGCAACTGAAGTAGGCGCTCATTACTGCCGAAATCGGCAATAGGAGTCGAGTTTAGTCCAACAACATACTGCACTTTGTGCTGGGTGTGTGTGCGGTCGGTTCGAATTGCTTTGAACCAACTGCCCGTACCCCCAACATCATTGTTTCCAGTAGAACTGTTGGAGCTATTCTCATCGAGTCCGCGAGATACAACTTTAGCTCTAAAGCGTTGTTCGCCCGTGAGCTCAAATTGCCATCTCGCGAGGGCCTCGGCCGCAGCCCGTGTATCCGATATCACAGGTGCGAGCCCAAAGCTGTACTCGAGATACGTTGACGCCACTATCTCAAGCCACTTGATTTTTCTGAAAGATGTACTACCAGATAGACCCCGACTGGCAAGTTCCAGTCGGTTCAAACGTCTATTGGTAAGATCAATCAGAGCATCAAAGGGCTTGCCGAATTGGCGAATAACGTCTCCAAGCTCAGCGATGACAGCAGGGCTGTTCATACGCTGTTGCTCTTCACGGATCTTTTTATAGATCTTAGTGAGAGCCATCGAGTCTGCCTTCACCAAAGAGGTGGAAAGATGACTTATGCTCGAAGGAAGATTGGCCCAAAGGCCAGTCATCCCCTGAGTATAAGTCGTCACCTTATATGGCGGAGTAGATTCCCTGGAATAGGCCTGCAAACTAGCAGAGCCTAGGGAACTTTCGACGACAGTGGTTAGATCGAGCTGATAAGGCGAAGCGGCATTACTGCCTTTCGCCAGCAGCTCGCGCCAACCAACGACCTTAGTACCGGTTCTCTGACCCGTATACGTTCCAGTTCTATTTCCAGCGGCAGCTTGATAGCTCCCAATGGAATGTCGATATGGAAACGAATAGGAATTTGAGATATCTCGGGTATAGGTCATGACAGTATCCTCTTAGATAGGCACAGGTTAAATTGTGCCACTCAGGCAAGGCAGAAGCCTCGGAGAGTTCGAAGAGGGCCCATCTCTATCGGGGCACAGAGACGATAGCGGACTACCACTTAACCAGAGGAGTTTCCCAACCCTGATCAGCCAGTAATTCGATCGCAATGAGCCGGCAGGCTTCATAAGAACGCGTATGATTAGTATTTTCGTACACGTTCGACTGAACTTGCCAGATCATAAGGTTGTATTGGTTGTAATAACCTATAGAACCGTTGATAGGATTACCAGAATAGATCGGGATCATAGAAACTCCAAAAGTTCACGAGGCTCGAATGAGCACCCGTGTGGTGGTA